ATGATGAGTTAGTAGCAGCAATGCCAGTGGGTGTGGATTGGAATGACCTAGAGAAGTACGAGGAAGAGGATAACACGACAGGAAGTCAAGAGTTAGCATGTGTAGGTGGGGCATGTGAGATAGTGTAAACTCTGTAGGTACTAAAAAGCCCTGTGTAGATGACTACGCAGGGCTTTTTTGTTTTACTCTCCTAAAATAGCTCCAGCTACTATACCTGCTGAAGCAGAAGGTAAGAAAGCACTATCAAGGAACTTCTTAACGAGAGAAGAATCAGGATTAACACCTTTAGCTAAAGCACTGTTCACCATTTTAGCTCCAGCAATTATCTTGTTTATCTCCTTCGGCTCCATTTGTTTTTTAACTGCGTTGCTTACAATTAAATAAACACCTGCTTTAGTAACAGTAGGGCTAGTAGCCGCCCCTATTTCTCTGCCGCGAACAGTTAAGGAAGCTGCTGACTCTGCCCCTGCAAGACCTCTCTGCATAAGGGAAACTTCTTCAGCTAACTGCTTTAGTTTGTTACCAGTAGCGGGGTCAACTATAGCGTTAAACGTATCTCTAAATTTAGGCTGTAGCATTTTTTTAGCAAACTGCTCAGCTTCTCTAGCAGAACGTGTAGGGAACAGGGATTGCAAATAACTATCTTTCATGCTTTCTAAAATGTTCTCTCCTTGGCTATTGCTTTTCAGCTCTTTAGCCTTTGCGATAAGTTTACGTACACTTTCTACGCCTATTTGCTCGCCAGCGGATACTAAATCTTCTCCTATTTGTGCAGGGTTTTTCTTGTTAAGACTACGTACAATCCAGTCTCCGTTGATAACTTTAATACCTTCAGCATATATTTTACTGGCGGCTTCATAACTAGCTTTAAGTTCTGGGTTAAAGTTCTTAGCAGCTTGGCCCATAGAGTCTTCTAAAGTTTTAATAGCTTTGACCATTAAAGCATTTGCTTGAGAATCTGAAGAACCTAAATCAGCCTTCATGTCTCTTTGTAACGCTTTTAAGTTAGACAGCTCCTCGTGAGCCTCTGAGAAAGACATTTTAGAACGCATCTCAGTAAGCTTTTTAGCTCGTGTTGCAAACTTACCCTCAATAGAGGAAACTCCGTACTTATTAATCAACCTATCTAGGTTTTTCTCTCCTAACTTAGCAATAGCTGATGTGTCAACAAACTGCTTCCCTTTTAAAGTTGCTTGTAAACTAGCAATAGCTTCTTCCGTGTATTTTTTAGCTCCTACGTCTAAATTGCCTAAACCGTTTTTAAATCTTTTCAAATCTCCAATGGTCTTCGTTACCATTTTAGGAGAAGCGGTAGTATCTAAAGCTTTAACTATTGACTCAGCTGTGTTTAAAGCAGAAGAAGGACGTAAACTCTTTTTAAGCTTATTTAGTTTTAACAAAGTAGGCGCTCTGCGTATGTGTATCTTACCCGCCTTGTCAATCTCTCGATACAGCGGAGAAACTGTTTCTTTTAAAGCTGCTTCAGTATCCTTAACTAGATTCTGTAAAGCTACACCTGTTTCGTCTCTAGTCAATCTTTTAGAACCATTAAGAAAACTATTAAACTCTTTCAGTATGTACTGGTTTTGCCCTTCTACGGCATCGTCAACAACTTTAGACATTGTTAAAGAGGCTTGCGCTAAGTCTTGAGCTGCTAATGCTTTTGTACCGGCAACACCTGTTTGACTAGGAAGAAGTGTAGTGCCTTGTGCTATTAATTTCTCTTGTAGCAGTTCTACTTTTAACAACTCGTCTTCAGACTTTAAAAGCTGTGATTCAAACTGATCTACCATCTCTTCAGTAACACCGTGTTTAGCAGCGGCTTCCTGAGCAGTCATCTTCCCAGTTTTTACTTCCATAGCAGCCCTAGAAGTTATAGCCTCTATTGTTTCCTTGGCTGCGTTCTTGGTTACTAAATTATATACAGGCTTTACAATAACTGACAAACCTTTTCCTAAAACACCAAAACCAAGACCATAAGCAGCGTCTGTGACACCGGCTTTACCGGCTTCTTGAAAGATGTTTTCAGAAATTGATCTGTCTTCAAGCTGCGCTTCAGCTACTTCACCTGTAGCAGAGCCTGCCATAGCTCCAAAAGCGCCTCCAATTAAGCCTCCAACAGCTGTGCCTACAGGGCCTAAAGCAGACCCTACCGAAGCTCCGTACAAAGCACCGGCTACTCCACCGCCTGCTTCGGCTATAGTAGAAACCATGTCAGCATTGGTTTTCATGTCTCTATCGTAGTCTTCTGACGTTACGTATCCAGCAGCTATTGCCTGCTCTTTAAAATCTTGTTCAGATATAGCAGGGTTTACATTGCGAACAATAACGCCATTAGGCAGGGTTCTATCCATTATTAACTTCCTCTTCGAATCTGTCGAACTGACGGGCGTGAAGGAACTGTAAAGGCACTTCCGTCTACTTCTGGAGCTTCTTCCCATACAAGTCCATACTTAGTTCCTAACATCTCAGTAAACTCGTCAGAACCTTGTTCTTTTTCCCAGTAATCAGCAAAACCAGAATCGTCTCCCTTATTCTCTGAAAGCCATTTAGCTCTTGCGTTTTCACCTTCAGCAACTAACGCAGCTAATTTAGCTTGGCCTTTCAGGTACGAAGAAATTTCTGAGGGTTTCCAAAATTTAGTGGGGAAACCTTGCATAGCTAAAGCAACGTCTTTATCAGAAGCTGCTCCGGGCGGTAAGTTGTTCAATACAGCTTGGTTTCTTACAGCGTCAAACTGAACACGCAAAGAGTCTACATCACCTTGCGTACCTAAAAACTCATTCAAGCCTGCTAATGTTCTTCCTGCCACACCAGCAGCAGGGGCGTATTTTTCAAAACCTTCAGCTATGGTTATCATTTTACGGGCAGTAGCTGCATTACTTCTAGCTTCTGATGTAGCTTCTCTAATTGCTTTTTTATCCGCAGACCCTAATGCTTCTTTATCTGAAACTAGTCTTGCTCTTGCTATATCTACTTTTTGTTGCTCTAAATCTTGAGCTTCTAAGTATCTTTCTTCTTCTCTGTTTTGAAGATTAAACTGAGTCTGTAAAGCCAAAGCCCTGGGAGGGTCTATTTTAGATATTAAAGCTACAGCTTGCTGCTGGCCTTGAGGAGTAGTCACGTCTAAGCCTTGCAGCTGCTCTTTAACAATATCAGCTTGAGTTCTAGTGTCTACACCAAACAATCCTCCAGCAGCTTGACGAAGATTTTGTTCACGCTGAGGAGCTTGCAATGCTCTAGACCTAGCTAAGTTAGAACCCAGCCCAGTTCCTTGAATAGCAGACGCTCTTGTAATACCTTGTTGTTCAGCTGTTGGAGCAGCTAGGCCAGTAAGAAGCCCTTGAATGTTTACTTTATTCGCCATTGTCCTATCCTTATCCTACACCAGGTTCAAAAATGTCTAATATACCGTTGTTGTTTCGGTCTTCAGAGCCGCTACCACTACTCATGCCACCAAACAGATCGTTAGTCATAAAGCCGCCTGTTGCGTTGCTACCGCCACCTAGCAGACTACCTGTTGATGTACTGCTTCCTCCGCTAAACAACCCTCCTAAATAACTTCCAATGTTGTCAATAGAAGCTGTAGGCTGTTTTGTACCAAAGATAGAATTTATAGCACTGTTTAGTAAGCCTTGTTGGGCAGAAGCGCCTGTCCCAGAGCCTCCTACAATGTTGGCCATGCTCTGTAAATTAGCTAATCTTTCTGTTTGACCTAGTTCAGCAGCCTGTAAATAACCTTCAAGACCTAACTGTCCTGTTTGAGACTGTAGACTAGCTCCTGTACGTCTTCCTATATCTGCAAATCCTGCTGGTATCTGACTTGCTTCTAATAAGGAAAGAGCTTGCTGCTGTGGTAAGTAACCTGCTGCCATCAGCTGCTGCATGTTAGCTATATCAGCCGCTTGTAACTGTGAAGGCAACTGAGCTGCTTGTGTGCCTAAACCAAACAGTCCTGCGCCTAGTCCTAAACGACCTTGCTGTAGAGCTTGTTGCTGCGCTGCTGCACCAATGTCTGCTTGCTGTAGCTGTAAAAGGTTAGCTAAGTCTTGCTGCTCGAACCCTCGGCCTGCTTGTGCGCCTTGCAGACCTAAACCTGCGAGTGCAGTGCCCCGTCCTATTCCTGCTGTTTCTAGGTCTGAAGAAAGTCCAGCTAAATTAGAGGCTAGTCCTGTTAACCCAGTAGCTGTAGCCATTTCTTGTTGCTGTTCTGCCAGTGCCTGCTGTCGAGCAGATAGACCAGCACGAGCCATAGCTTCCTGACGAGCAGTTTCTTGTGCCAGAAGCTCAGGAGATGCCCCGCCATAAGCAGCAGAGGACAGTCCTAAGCGGCCTTGAGAAAGTAGACGCTCTTCTGTAGCCAGGCGTTGACGTTCTTCCTCTGGAGCCTGTGTGGCTCTAATAGCTTCGTAAATATCAGCTTGGCGAGCTTCAGGAGATGTTAACAAACCTTGACCAGCAGCACCTGCAAGTCCTGCGTACTGAGAGCGTAAAGCTTCAATGTCAGCAGGTTGGCCAGCTCTTCCTAGCTGCGCTTGAGCGCCTCCTAGACCTGCTTGAGTAATACCCTCAAAGCCTGTAGGCTGCCCCATCTGACCTAATGTCTGACCAAACAACCCACCTACTGCGCCACGCTGTGCTGCCAAAGAGGGATCAATAGTGCCTACTTGTCCCAGCTGCTGTTGTGCTTGACCATAAGCTGCTCCGCCTATCTGACCAGCTCTGGGGTCGTAGCCAGCTCCTATAGAGCCTGCTGCTGCTCCTGACAGACTTTGAAGCCTAGCTTGTTGTGCTTGTTCTTGAGGACTAAGCTGTATACCAAACCCACCTTCAGGAGTTGTTTGTATGTTTGCTAAGCTACTGGTAACAGAGTAAGGTCTAAACTGTGATTGCTCTACAGCACGTTGTCCTATTGCTTCAGCGCCTTGTCTAGCTTCTCTGCCTAAAGTAGAAAAAGCTTTTTCACCTTCTCTACCTACATAATAATTAGCGCCTAGGTTAAATAAATTATTAGCATTGCTGCTTAAAAACCCACCAAGACCACTACCAGAGCTTGTTTGTGGCACATAAGAACCGCCAAAACTGCTCCCAATGTTGTTTCCTATTTGAGGAGCGGAAGGCATAACAGGCATGTTAGCTCCTGTTTGAGGAGCGGTAGGCATAACAGGCATGTTAGTTCCTGTTTGAGGAGTTCTAAACATCCCTGATCCGTCAAACGCTGGCTGTACTGGTTGTGCTGTGTAAGGCTGAACAATCCCTTGAGTTAAATATCGTGGAAAGCTGTAAGGAGTCTCTCCAGCTCTTATTAGACTACTGATATAACCCGGATCGTAGGTTTCTTCAAGAGGTTCCGACACGCCGCCCATATAAGGTGCCGACACGCCGCCTATATTAAAGGTGTTTCCATATTTGTCTAAGCCAACCATTAGTAAGACCCTCCAGTAATTGTGTCAGCCGTTAGTGTGCCTGTCACGTTTACGGTAGCGGCCGTTACAGTACCAGTAAATGTAGGATCAGCAGAGTTAGCTTTAGTAGCACTGGCTGTCGCTATGTTGTTAAACTCAGTGTCTATCTCTGTTCCTCTCACAATCTTCGCAGCATTGCCTGAAGGGAGAGAATCCTTTGTAGCAAAGTTAGTTGTCTTAGTGTAATTAGACATTTAGATAAGTCTCCCTAGTAGAGCATGTATGTCGATTTTTTGAATTGAGAAAGCAGCACCGTTGACTTCTGCTTCTATGCCAATGGTTACTACCTCACCACTGCCGCTGGTGTTAACCTTTGGTGTGTTGATGAGGATAGAAGAGGTGTACTCGCCTGTGGTGTTGTACTCAGATATACCATACTCAGCAATGTTGCTAGAAGCAAATGTAAAAGCTTGCTTAGTGTAACTAGCTGTGTAGTCATAACCCCAGTTAAGTGTAGTGGGTGTGTTCTGACCACCAATGATAGTCAAGTTAAACTTCTTCAGGAACTTCAAGTTAGATGTGTTACCAAAGTCCATAGGGTTACTGAAGTATCGCATCTCGTACTTGTTAGCACCATCCATATAGCCTTTGTACTCAACAATGCCTGAAGAGATGCCTATGTATATCTCACCATCTTCCAGTACAGCAAAGGACAGAGGATACATACCTGACCATGTAGTAGCCCTGTGTGAACCATCCTCTAGCGCTCTACGCATGTCAAAACAGTACACAGTGTTGCTGTCAGGTAGTGTTAACAGGTAGAAGGCTTCTTCAGAGCTGTACAGTGACTTGATAGCGTTAGTCTGTAAAGGGATCAAAGACAACAAGTCTGTGCGTACGTTCTTGCTAATGTCTCGCATAGGCATGGACTTCTCTTGTATAGTCCTACCAAAGCTACGTACACCTGTCTCAGACAAGAACAATATGTCAGTGCCTGTGTGCTGTACTGAGTCACGAGCTATGCAACCAACGCCTTCTATGGTGTCTGTAAGCGTCATATTAGCAGGAGAAGAGGCTCCTGAGTACACCAGTATAGACTTCTTGCCAAAGATGATTAGGAAGCCATTGTGGGCCGCTAGAGCCGTTATCTCGTCAAAGCCTGTAGGCCATACAGTAGTTACATTTAGCGAGCCTGACGTACCACCTGTCCAATGATGTCCGTTAAGTGTATCAGACCAGTAGACAGTGTGTTTATTGCCTGTAATGTCTGCTGCCCAGAGACGACCGTATGCTGCTAAGACTTCGTTAGCCTCTGGTGGTGTACCTGTTGCGTGAGAGTGTGCTGAATGTTCTTCCAGTACAAACGAACCATCATGGTCTGTACCTATCACGTACTCGTGGTCTCTCTGGAATAAGTAGACGTGGTTGTTTAAAGTAACAGCTTTCCAGTTATTAGCTGTAGGCGTGTACCCAGCAGGAGTAGCATCTGTTAAGGTGGTAGTTCCTGTAAAGATTTTATTGTTACCTGCTGACAGTACAACCTTATCGCCAGAGTTATCAATGAACTCGTACACAGTCTCTATACCACGGCTAGTACCTAGTACAGAAGAGCCGTTAGTAGAAACCTCTTCCCAGCCCTTACGCGCACCAATACGACCTAGCTGATCAATAACACAGTTGTCTGCAACAGCAGCAAACGAGGGATCAACACCAATGGGTGAGTCCTGTGTATTAAGACCAGCAAAGCCTGGAGCAGATATTGTAATGTTCTGTAGTGGTTGTGCCATTAAGAATACCAGATAGTTTCTTCAGGGTGTTGTGACGCATCAATAGCAATAGCGTCAGACAATGTTCTGTCAGCAAGTCCAAACAACTCTGCTGCACTTGTACCACCAGTCTCTCCACGCTCTCTAGCACCCAGTGCTGTAGCAATCTGCACAACAGGTGATGAAGGCACTGCCAGAGTCTCTGTATCTTCTGTAAAGTCTGCTGTACGTAGTACCACGTTAAAGCGTAACTGATACACACCGTCAGGCTTGGGGTAGATGTCCACAGCGTTGTCACCAGCAGCGTTAACACCGTTGAAGCTGTAGAACTGTGGAGACCCTAGAGGAGGTGTCTCAATCAAAAAAGCGTTGTCCATCCAGCGAGAAGGGCGGTACTGCATGAAGAAGTCTGAGGTGTCGTTGATAACGTCTAACAGCTTCATCCTGTTCTGTGAGCCAGTCAACACATAGTTAAAGGTTGTAACGTCTGTGGTTACAGTCAGTGTAGTACGCAGAGCTGTCCAGTCATAAGCATCTTCTACGGTGCGTTTAGCGTCATTAACAAACTCTCCAATAAGTTTAGAGTAGCTGTTCTGAGAGACTGATGTTACTTCATCTTCTCTGAGTCTACGCAATACGCTGTTTACTAATTGTAAGTATGTCATTATTAAAATCTTCCTGTCTGTGCAAAACTAGATTCAAATAAATCAGAGTAACCTAAATCTACGTAATCTAAAGGGTTTAGTTCAACACCTGTTTGTGTTTTAAATTGAAATAACTCGTCTGAAAATAAATCGTCTGTGGTTCTGGTAGAAGAGGGTACAGCAGGTTCTTGTTGCATTGTAATATTTAAAGAGGGTAAAGGTAGATTAGACAAAGATATGTTAGGTAGTTCAATGTCATCTATAAAGTTATCTAAAGGATTAACAACGTCTCTTACAAAGTCTTCAATACCAGGAACTACTTCTCTTATTGCTGTATCTAAAGCAGAAAGAGCTTCTCCTGCGGGTTGTACAAACGTATCGTCTACTTCTTTAAGTATTGTACGAGCAGGTTGTATAATAACATCATCTACAGCACTACCTACAGGTCTAACAACGTCTTCTGTAGCACTGCCTACGGTTCTGACAACGTCTTCTGTAGTGCTTCCTACGGTTCTAACAATGTCCTCAACTTGCCTACCTGCTGCTTTAAGCTCTTCAGGTACTTTAATTTGACCTACAGCGTTTTCCACAAAATCAGCAAGAGCTGTGCCTGCTGCTCCAATAGGACGTACGACAGCTCTTATAACGTCTTCAACAATCCCTAAGTCTATGTTAGGAGTATCTGGGAGGTCTACCCCTAGCGAGCCACCTTCTATAATGTATTTACCTAATCCGGAAAGTAAAGCATCGTCTAAGTCAGCGCCTCCAGCTAATTCAGTTACCGCCTTACCAATACCTGCTTGGAAGTCATCATACTGTATACCTGCGCCTGTAATAACATCTTCAGTTAAACCTACTGAAGCTAAACTGCTGTTAATCAAGGGCTGACCTACTAATGCTAAAGCGGCTCCTTCAGCATTACCTGCTGCGGCAGCTTTTACTACAGCTTGTGTTTGAGCGTAAGTAGTGCCAAACAAGCCATTACCTGTTGTAGGCAGTGCTGGGCCAGCTTGGCCTGTTGGTAAAGCACCTGATGAAGGAGGTGTAATAGCGCCAGCTACTTCTAAGCCTGTTAGAGCTGCTGTTGCTATTTCCAGAGGAGATACATCTTCACCTGCTGCAACTTTAACGCCTGTCATAACAGCGTTAGCTACAGGATTAAGTGCGCCTAGTATTTGCATTGGCGGTGTGTTTAGTATGCCAGCTACTGTACTAGGGCTTTCAATCCACTCCGCTGAGTAAGTGCCTACAGGGCCAGAGGCTTCGTACCTACCACCGCTGCCTTGATGTTCTTCACCAGCCACACGAGCAATAGAGGTCTGCGTACCTGTGTTTAAAAATACTTTAGTTCCATCTTCTTTTTCTATGAAAGTAGGAATCTCGTTCTCTTCAACGTATTCAACAAGGTTGTCATCTACTTTTTCTTCAAAGTAATCGTCAAGAGCGCCTAATGGGTTTTGTGTTATACGGCTTATGTCTACTGATTTGTCAAGACCACTGTAGTCACCTGACTCAGCCGCCATGTCTGCTAATGCTCTGCTTTGACCTTGTTGTTGACTAAAGAAATCACCAAGCCCTACAATAGCTTCTTCTGGTGTTTCTTTTTTTACAGGTGCTGCTAGACTAGGAGCAATAGCTTTAACAGGAGATTTAGCTACAGGAGCTGTAGATACAAGAGGTCTCATCAACCCTGTAGATATAGGATCGTTAGCAATAGGGCGTGTTATGGTAGGAGCAGGTGCTTGTTTAATAGGAACACTGCGAACAGGCTCTTGTCTTTTAACAGGAGTAACAACAGGCTGTGCTTTAGGCAAATCAAAACCTGAAGGACGCTTTTCCTCTCTAACAGGAATGCGACGACTGGTTTGTAGTTTAGCTCTTTTTGCCATTATCGTTCTCTCTGTACGCCTTTAGTTTTTTCTACTGTACGCATAGCGCCTAGTCCTAACATACCCATTAACACACTAGTCAGCAAGGAGCTGTCAACAGGAGGAACAGTAACCCATATACCCAGAATAGGAGCTAAGATGGTAGAATATAGAAGAGCTAGTCCACATATCCATCCTATAGCTGGTCGCCAACCTGCTACAAATAAACTCTTATGTGCTGCTTCAGCCTTGTTGACTTCTAACTGGCCTTTAGCTAATTCCTGTGCATGCTTCTCCGCCATAGTCGCTAACTCAAACGCTATAGCATTTTTCTTGTCCTTATCCTCTACGACTTTATCTAAGAGGTTAGTAACAGGGGCTATCAAGGAATTCA